AGGACTAAGAATAGAGTCTGTAGAAACTGCATTGAATAGAATGGTAGATGGAAAGCCTGGCTTTTTGTTGAATAGATCTTGTAAGTCTTTACGTAAAGGATTCTTAGGTGGATATCATTACAGAAGAATACAAACTTCTGGAGAAAGATATGAAGATAAACCTAACAAGAATAAGTTTTCCCATGTACATGATGCACTACAATATTTAATGCTAGGTGCTGGTGAAGGAAGATCTTTAACTGTAGGTCCAGCTAAACCTCAAGTATCTAATGCTTATAAGAATTGGAACATCTTTGATCGTAGTTCTATGAACAGGAGGAAGAAGTGGGATATTTTCCGAAGGAATGGTTGATCTACTTCTTTGATCCACCTCATGAGGAGTGGTATCACATCTTTAGAAGAAAAGGGATGGCTCATTGTGGAATGTTAGGATATGACGTTAAACAACAAAAATGGATAGCCATAGAGCATATTCATAAAAGATTAGATGTTAAAATACTAGATGGAGAAGATGTAGCTAAAGTGTTTGATTTTGTTAAATCTATGGGGGGTAGGTTTATAAAAGCTAAATTATTCAGGCAGAAGTTCAGGTTATTCCAAGCTGCATGGCTAAGAGAACATTCTTGTGTTACTACTGTAATGAGAATACTAGGAATAAATAAGTTGATTATTACCCCTTATCAGTTATATAAATATTTAAAGAAACAAGGTTGTGAACAATGGGATTTTTAAAACCACCTAAATATGAAAAGTCAGCTAGTGAGAAAGCACTAGAAAAGCAATTAGAAGAAGAACGTATTGCTGCTGAAAAAGAAAAAGAAGAATTAGCTAAAGCTGAAGAACGTAGAAAGAAAAGATTTGCTGCTGGTAAACTAGGATCAAGATCTTTATTTTCAAGAGCTGGTGGTCGTGGATTTTATTCAGAAGGTAAAGAAATATAATGGGATCTAGCACATCAACATCTAGTGGTGGTGGAGGAAGCAAATCTAGAAAAACTCCAGTCCAAACATATGAACAATTTAAAACACCTGAAGGTAGAACTGCTGCTGTTCAAAGACAACAAAAAATTTTAGATAGTACTAGAACATCAACAGGTGCATTTGCTAATCAAGAAGCAGAATTAGTAAAAGCTGGATATAAATTAAATGAGAAAAAAAATGCAGTTTTAACTCAAGATGGAAAAACAGTAGCTGGTGTAACTAGTACTGGATCATTATTTTCTGGAAGTAAAAAAGTAACAGATATTATTAAATCATCTCAACCAAAAACTGTCGATCAATTTAAAGCTATGAGTAAAGCAGATAGACAAACAAACAGAATAGCTACTTCTTTAGAAACTATGAGTGCATTAGAACAATTAGATGAACCTTCGAAAGCAAGAGAAGCACGTATTCAAAAATCATTAAACTATGGTAGAGGTGTACAATTTGCTCCAACAGTATTAGATCCTACAAGAATTGTTGCAAGTACTCCTACATTATCAGAAGTAGGTGGAGATATTATGAGAGGTTTAGGTGGTGGAACTGCACCTTCTGTTCCTTATTTAAAGAAAGGTTATCAACCAGAACCAGTGAAAGGATTAATACCAACAGTTGTTAATGCTGCTATATCTGGATCATTAAGTCCAATAACTGCAATTATGAAAGGTGTATCTAGTTCTGGATTTTTTTCTTATGGAGATAGTAAAGATTCTGGAAGTAATCAAAATAATACAACCCCTCCTAGTAAAGAATTTGGTGATATTAAAGAAGCTGATAGAATAGCAAGAAAAAATAAATTAGCTGGTGGTGGTGCTTCTGATGCAATAAAAGGTAGAAGTTTATTTCAAATAGGTAGTAACTTAACTTTTGGTGGTAAATAATGTATAGCTTTAATTATAGATCAGCTCCTCATACAGGAGTGATGAACTCCAAAACATTTCTTAAAAGATTTAGTCATGCAGAACAATTAAAGACACATTGGATTCCTAAGTTTGAAGAAGCCTATGAATATACAATGCCAGGGAGAGAAGCATTTTATGATGAATCACCTGGAGAAAAAAGAACAGATAGAATCTTTGATGAAACTGCTGTTGTAGGTATTCAAGAGTTTGCATCAAGATTACAGGCAGGTATTACTCCTACCTTTGGTAGATGGATTAATTTAAAGGCAGGTATTGAGATACCACCTCAACTAGCTCCACAAGTAGACGAACAGTTAGATGAAATAACTAATTATATATTTGAGATACTTCATGCTTCTAACTTTAATCAAGAAGTACATGAATCCTTTATGGATCTAGCTATTGGTACTGGTGTGATGTTAGTTAATGAAGGTAACTCAACTAACCCTATTGTATTTAATTCTATTCCATTACCTCATGTATATTTAAACTCTGGACCAGATAATAGAATTGATTGTGTCTATAGAAAACGTCAAATCAGATTAGGTGATATTAAAATTTTATATCCAGAAGCTAACTTAGATACTTTAGAAGATAAGATTCTTAATGAACCAGATGCTAAGTGTACTGTGATTGAAGGTACAATGAGAAACTATAAAGATCCAAATAAAGAAGTTTATGACTATGTTGTATGTGTTAAAGATCATGAACAAATAATATTTGAAGATCAGTTTGAAGGACAAGGTTCTAATCCGTTTATTACATTTAGATGGAACAAAGCTAGTGGTGAAGTGTATGGTCGTGGACCAGTGTTTAATGCTATGTCAGCTATTAAGACCACTAACTTAACTATTGAACTAATTTTAGAAAATGCACAGATGAATATTTCTGGTATCTATCAGTTAGAAGATGACGGAGTTATTAATCCAGATAATATTCAATTAGTGCCTGGCACAATTATTCCAGTAGCTCCAGGATCTAGAGGTTTAGTACCTATTAGTTCAGCAGGTAGATTTGATGTGGCTCAATTAGTATTAGACGATATGAGAGCTAATATTCGTAAAGCTTTATATATGGAAACACTTGGACCAACCAAAGGTACACCTATGTCAGCAACAGAAGTAGCTGAAAGAATGGCAGATCTATCTAGACAGATTGGATCATCCTTTGGAAGATTACAGTCTGAGTTTATTATGCCATTAATTAGAAGGGTTATTTACATTTTAAAGAAGCAAGGTAGAATAGAACTACCTTCATTGAACAATAAAGAGATTAAAATTATTCCAGAATCACCATTATCAAGGGCGCAGAACGAACAAGATATTGCTGATGTGAATAGATTTAATGCAACACTAGGTCAAACATTTGGACCACAAGTATTGAATCTTATTGTCAAACAAGAAGAAGTAGCTAGATATCTAGCAGAGAAAATGAATTTACCTGAGAAACTAATTAGAGATGCAGCAGAACAACAACAAGTAGTTCAGCAGATGCAACAGGTAATGCAACAACAACAAGGAGGAATGAATGAGTTGGGAGCAGCTCCAGAACAAGCCTAAAGGAAGCCATCTATCTATTGATGGATTTTATCGTACAGAAGAAAGAGAAAGAGAACTTAATTCGGATATGGCAGCCGTATTTAGTACTGTCATAGGAGAAAAGGTTTTGGATTATTTAAAATCCATTACAGTAGATTCCGTTGCTGGTAGAGATGTTAGCAACGAACATCTAAGACATCTTGAAGGAATGAGATATTTATATTTTATCATCAAGAAAAGAATTGAATCTGATAAGGAGGTCTAATGTCAGAAGAACAAGTACAAGAAACGACACAAGAGGTATCTCAAGAAAACACTACTGAAGTCCAGATACCTGAGTATATTCCAGAAAAATTTTGGGATACAGAAAGAAATGAAATTAAAGTTGAAGAACTGGGTGCATCATACAAAGCTCTGGAGCAGAAACTTGGTATGCGAACTGAAGATCTTGTCAAACAAGTACAAGAAGATTATGAGAACCAAAGAAAATCTAGCGTTCCTGAATCTTATGAAGTAAGGCTACCAGAAATACCAGAAGATGTTGAAATCACAGTTGATCCAGAACAAGAACTTGTTAAGTCTTGGCAACAAATTTGTAAAGATAATGGATTATCACAGGAAGTATTCGACCAGGGAGTGGCGGCTTTTGTTAATAACGAAATTGCTGGTTTACCGAATCTTCAAGAAGAAATGTCAAAGCTGGGAGATAACGCAAGAGAACGCATTGAAGCTGCTGATTTGTGGAGTAAGAAATATCTTTCTACTGATGCCTATGATGCTATTGCCAATCTTGCTTCTACTGCTGAAGGCGTTAAAGCTCTAGAAGAAATAATGAGCTTATCTAAGAGTAAGCCATTACCTAATACCAATACTGTTGTAGATGTAGAGCTAGATGAAAGAGATCTACAATCTATGATGCAAGATCCAAGATATTGGAAAGATGGTATGAAAGATCCAGCATATATAGCAAAGGTAACTAACCTATATCAGAAGAAATATGGCTAAGTTTCCTTATAAGAAATATAAACTTATATGGGAAGATCCCACTGGGGATAGTGCATGGTGTTCAGATAATGACATGGAAAAGCTATCTCCAGCATTAATTACTACAGAAGCATACATATATTCAAAGAATAAGAAGTATATCAAGACATTTGCTAGTTATATTCGTGAAGAAGATGGGTCATATACTTATGCAGATGTCAATGTTTTTCCTGCATCTTGTCTTGTAAAGATCACAAAAATATAATATATCTCAACTAACAAGCCGATTTAAACTGGACTTTGCCCAGTAATGGATAACTTAGTGAAGGTTTATGACGACAACTTGGAAATAAACAATAAATGAAAAGGAAAACACAATGACAGCAACAATAGATCAAGCATTTGTGAAACAGTTTGAAGCTGAAGTTCACATGGCTTATCAACGTATGGGTTCAAAATTGAAGCCCATGGTACGTAATGTCAATGGTGTAAAAGGAAATACTGTTCAGTTCCAAAAAGTAGCGAAGGGTTCTGCTTCAACTAAAGCAAGACACGCTGAGGTTGTCGCTATGAACTCAGTTCACTCAAATGTAACTGCAACACTATCAGACTTTTATGCTGCTGATTACGTAGACAAACTAGACGAACTAAAAGTAAACATTGATGAGAGAAACATTGTAGCACAAAACGCTGCATATGCTCTAGGTCGTAAAACTGACGAGATCATCACTGATACTTTTGATGCAGGTGCAACTGCACTAGCAAACAACTCTGCTGGTACAACTACTGGTATGAACTTAGACAAAGCTCAGAATGTTTTTGAAATCTTTGGTAACAATGATGTTCCAGATGATGGACAAAGATACTGGGTAGTCGGTCCAAAACAGTGGTCTGACCTTTTAGATATCGATCAGTTCTCAAGAGCTGAATATATCGGTGAAGCAGATCTACCTTACAAAGGTGGAATGACAGCTAAAAGATGGTTGTCTTTCATGTGGATGGGTTTTAGTGGTCTATCAACAACTGGTTCAGATAGAAACACTATTGCTTTCCATAAATCATCTCTAGGTATGGGTGTAGGTTCAGACGTTAGAACTGAAGTAAACTATATCCCTGAGAAAGTAGCACACCTTACAACTTCATACATGTCAATGGGAGCAGTCCTAATTGATGGTGATGGTGTAAGAATCCAGAAGTGTGCAGAGTAGGAGTAAATAATGGCATACGCAACTTCAAACCCTTTAAAGAAGATCTCTCAAATGGGAGATAGCAATTCGTTATGGTACTACTCTGACGGAGATGCTATATCACTTATTGATGATGCAAATTACTTTTTATCAGCAACAGGCGATCTGAACGCTGGTGATGTAATTATTGTAAACAGTGGTGGAGCAAATGCCGTAGTAGATATTTTAATTGTATCTGCTGCTACATCTGCGACAGTAACAACTGCATTATTAGCATAATCATATTGGGGGGATTTATTCCCCCCTTTAAATCATGGCAGATACCAAAGTAGACATTTGTGCAAGAGCGTTAATTATGATAGGCGCTCAACCTATTTCTTCTTT